GTCCGAGAGGGATGAGCGAGTCGCGGAGGTACTTGCCTCCGCGAGTCCCACGGTCGGGGATGCGGCATTGGTGGTGTGGAAACCACCCCGCATTCCCGACGAGGAGCCCTGTAAGAAGGTGCTCAGGCAGGGTCCCCCGGACCCGCCGAAGAGGAACCCGTTGATCGTTACCGGCCGCGTAAAGCGGAGAAACGACCTGATCACCCGATACTTGACCCAGGCGAAGGTCAGGTTCGGAACCCCCTCCGCCGGCAAGGACAACCTGTCCGCCGTGAGGAGATTCGTGGGTAGGTGTATGGAGCAGGACCGTGCCGACGGTTACCTTGCCCTGCGCCGGGCTGATCAGCTGCCCGTTATGAACAGGGTTGTCGCAGCCGTCTTTGTCCCCACCCAGGATGAGGTCGATGCGGCAAGGGGTCTCGATGGTGTCTGGTCTTGGCTACGACTCAAAGTCTATGGCTGGACGTCCATCGGGGCTCAACGAATCTAGCGGCGCCCGGTAGGGTCGTGTGGAGTTACGTCTTGTCCGTCATTACCCAGCTCGGGGAAGACAGCAAGAGGCTGGTACCGCACGAAATTTCTGCCGGGCGTCGTGAAACCTTATGTCTATACGCGGCTGTTAACAATGGGTGACAGTCGACGGTATGAGGTACAGGCGCCCACAATCGCTAACGCGATAAGAGCCGTCACAGAGAGAGTCTTCTACGTGAAGAGCGAGAGGGGATTCGTGCCCCCTCCCGTCCCCCGCCCAGGGATCTTTCGTTCCACGCTCCGTCGATTCAAACGCCACATCGTGTCGGCTGTTGCCACTGTCCCCCGGTATACGAAGGATCAATTCCTTTCAACGTACTCGGGGCGCAAGGCGCAGCTGTACCGTAGGGCGTTTGACAGCCTCCTCGTCCAGGAGGTGTCGGAGCGTGACGCTCGTTGCCGAGCCTTCGGCAAGAAAGAAAAAGTTGACGTGACGGTCAAAGGGGACCCCCCGCAGCGCTTAATCCAGCCACGGGACCCCCGCTACAATGCAGTTGTGGGCTGCTACACAAAACCCATAGAGCACAATGTATATAGGGCGATAGATAGTATGTTCGGGGCACCAGTCGTGGCCAAAGGTAAGAACGCTATCGAGCGCGCGTGCATGCTGAGGGAGGCGTGGGACGCCTTAGACGATCCGGTAGCTATCTTCATGGACGCCAGCAGGTTTGATCAACACACATCTGTCCAAGCGTTGCAGTGGGAGCACTCCGTCTACGCCGCCATTTTTGGCGGCGACCCAGAGCTGAGGCGGCTATTGAGCTGGCAGTTAACCAACAGGGGGACTGTCAGGTGCTCCGACGGGACGATCGACTATCTCGTACGGGGCGGGAGGTGCAGCGGGGACATGAACACGGCGTTGGGGAACGTCTTGATCATGTGCGCCCTTATGCAAGCCTTCTTAGGCCGCTTCGGCAAACACGCGCGCCTGGTGAACGATGGCGACGACTGCGTGGTCCTGGTGGAGCGCCGGCTCTACCAGGTGGTGAAGGATACCTACCATAAGTGGTTCCTCGAGTATGGCTACACTATGAAGTTGGATGGCTACACCGACGAGTTTGAGAAGATTGAGTTCTGCAAAACCCAACCAGTGTGGACTGGTACGCATTGGGTGATGTGCCGCGACCCGCGGCTCGTCCTGGACAAGGATATCATATCTACTCGGAGGTTGTGCAGCAAGACTGAGTGGGCGAGACAGTGCACCAGCATAGGCCAATGTGGCCTCGCACTAGCAGGGAACCTACCGGTGTTCACCTCCTTTTACCGCATGCTAGACCAACGGGTCAAGTTGAAGGGAGGGGTCCCAACCACCGGAATGGAGTACCTGGCGCGTGGAATGACGGAGGGGGGCGGCAGCCCCTCACCCGATGCGCGTTTTAGCTTCTTTGTTGCATTTGGAATCACACCGGATGAGCAAAGGGCCCTCGAGAGCTTTTACAGCTCGCTCACCCTGCAATTCGCAAAGCAGGCCCCGGAGAGCAACCTACAAGAACCACATACCGAACTACTACGAATATAAAACATATACTACAATTGAACATATTGGCAATACGCAATTAACACTCTGTACATACCTCGACTGTTTCAGGATGGTGAACAACTCCCACCTCAAGGGCAACGCTTCAGACTCAATGAAGAAGCCCAAGTTGCAGGCGAAAAAGAAGACGACGAAAGTGGCCCGAGGCAGCAAGAAGAAAGGCCCACGCTTTTCCCGAGAGGCGCGCGAACGCGCCCGGGGATGTGTGGACCCCTTTTCGGACTGCGCCGCAGGCTGCAAGATGATGTCCGAGGAGAATCAGCGCACCTTCACCTACACGAGCCTCGGGCGGTCGACCCTAACGACCAACGCCTCTGGCGCCGCCGGCAAATGGTTTCACCCTGGCCTCAAGAAGCATCTCGCTTCTGGGACCGTGGTTGGAGCCGACATCCCCACCTGGGGAACGGCGGTGGATCTTCCGGAGGTAGCGTCGATCGACAGCATCGCGGGCAAGTACCGCATCGTGTGCGCTGGACTTCATGTCTTCTCCAGCTGCAGCTCCAACGAGGCCAAGGGCATCGTGATGGTCAGCACCGGGACGGGCACAGTGCCGCAGCCTGGCTACAACGTCGACTCCATGCTCTACGACGAGGTGGTTTCCGACAGCTTGCTGGGCTTCGACAAGGTGTTCATCTTCAAGAGGCTGGCCACAGCACAGGTCGGGCATTACGAGCCCGTCGTGTCCACGTTGCCCCATGAGGGCTGGGACTCGATCACAGTCACCGTCACTGGTTGTGCTGCGAGCACCAACGTCCTCGGCTTCGAGTGGATCTACCACATGGAGCTGCTCCCGGACCCGATCACCATCGGGGCCCGGGTGGCAGATCCCCCCCCGGTAATTCCGCCGGGGGCGGCCCAACTGATGAGCGCCGCCGCCAAGAAACTCCCTTTCGGCGCCGACTCTTCTGCTTGGTCCGGTATTGTCGACAAGGTCTTCAATATGGACAACCTACTGCTAGCTGGAGAGCTGGCTCTCGCAATCCTGTAGAGGGCCCTCGACACATCATGACGAGTGTGAAAGCAAAATAATAACAATAACCCACTATAACGCGGCGCAAACCGTGATAACAAATAAAAAGAAAACAATTAATAATACGCGGCAACAATCCGCGACACCAAAGGCATATAAAAATCCGGGACGTCCGGGTTACCAAACCGTTGTACCATAGCCGTTGCTCGCGGCAGGACACAAGACGACACCAGGCGTGTCGCATCACCTCCTAGGATAAAATCTGGAA